AGGATACCTACACCCTCGGAAAATTCCGATTTTGTAGACCTGAAGTAGATAGGTGGGAGTCTTACGATAGAAAGAAGTATGTCGGCCTCTGAGGATTAACCCCAGACGAACTACGAAGCTTTAGATCATTTGCAAACGTCTGCTTTCCTGATTAACAACCAGGGAGGTCTCCGGACCTTAGTTGGGATTTCCCAACCAAGAGCAGAACCTAGCTTTGATATAACTCTGAAACATATGCAAACTATTGTCTGAACGAAAGGAACCGAAGATACCGTGAGGTATCAGACGAGTCACTGACGCCGGGTTGACCGGTGAATCTAAGGTAGTTAGCCTTAGCGTCAAACAGAGCAACAGCCGTCTCAACTTTTTCAATCTATTAGGAGGATAGCCTATACATATGAAATAATCTGTGGGTAAAACCCAAAGAGAAACATACGACTGGATATCGGCTCCGTCAAGATGGCGTTCGAATGCTGAAGCATCTCATACCAAGCTTGAGGAGTTAGGAGCGATTACTATCTCCGGTCCGTCGAAAGACGAACAACCGAAGTTTTTGTAATTGTTGCCGCCACATGTTCTTGGGAAGTTTAACTTCCGGCCTAAGCAGTGGAATATTTTCCAAAAGAAGGGAGGCAGAAGGTTAATAAACCTTGCTACCTACGGGTAGAAAAGGAATCCTGTTCGGAACTCCAGTTCAGGACCCGCCGCTGAAATTAATACATCAGCGTTACTCTCTTCCTAGTAATCTAGGAAACTGGCTTAGTTGGGGATAGCCCCCGCACCTAATAACAACTAACAATGAAAAATACAAACTATTTTAACATTCTTAGCGCTATTAAGTCAAGATATGTAGCAGTTACAAAAATGATACCGCTTTCGGAGAAAATCCGAATGAGTCTGTACCAACCTTTAGCTATGAACATAGTTCTAAGCAAAGGTTCGGTCGCTCACCTGGCTTGGAGAATAAGACTTACAGGGTCTTTCCTAGACTTTGTTCTCAAGTATAATGCAGCCCATGGATCTCAATCCACGGTCGCTTGGCTAAAAGCCTCGCTTGTTGCAATACAAAAAGAATTGGGTCAGGATCGACTTGTAACCCTACATGCGCTTAAAGCGGACTTGCCGTATAGCAAAACGGCTGGAGGTCTTCCGAGATTGATTCCGAGTGTTGAAAGACACCGAATCCGATCTGGAGACATCCGAGTAATTAGATTCTGGACAGGTTTATTTAACCTGTACAGGGTACTAAAAGTACCTGGAGAGTTAAAACTCCAAACTATTACTGCACCGTTCAGTGGAAACCAACAAGCTTTAGATAGCTATATTGGACAGTTTAAAGATAGTAGAAACAAACTACTGTTCTTTGATTGGTTGATCGACTTTAGTAAAGTTCGAACTTCCAATTTGGTTCCTAAAGACTTCGTTTTATCTAGATCGGCTTCGCCGTCTAATAAAATGAGTGCTATAGGAATCTTAACTGATATCCACTTGCTGAATACGGAAGCACCGCAATTGTGGCAAGAGGTACTGTACTTCCTACATAGTGTTGGAACTAAAGTATCATCCCCATTCCTGCATGCTCTCCAGGCAGGCTATGAGCTAGTGGTACGACTGAAGTCGTACGACATGAAAGAGATGACTGGTATAAAAACCGGTCTCAAATTCATGCAAACCGATCATCTAATGATGAAGGATTCACTTAGATCTCAAGGCCTGAACGGAGGACTAGGACTGTCGCAATTTGCTATCAAGGAAGAGGCAGCTGGAAAAATCCGGCTGTTTGCGTTGATGGATAGTATAACACAATCTGTGTTAGCACCGTTACATCAGGCATTGTTCACATTATTGAGAAATATTCCCAATGATGGAACCTTCGACCAAGATGAGTCAATTCGACGGTCTCAGTTTAAAGCAACTCAGGCTGGGTGTGCTTATAGTTTTGACCTCACGGCAGCTACAGATAGATTGCCGGCTGCTCTAACCGCCCAAATTATTGAATCAATATTCGATAAGGAGGGAATGGCAGATAGCTGGCTTAACCTAATGACGGATCGTAATTTTTCCTTTAACAGCAGGGTTGCTGAAAAGTTGAAATTGGATCCTGATCAGGTCTATCGGTACGCCGTAGGGCAACCTATGGGAGGATTATCCTCGTGGGCTGGGTTAGCGATAACTCACCACTGGATTGTCCAAATGGCAGCATTTCGTGCAACGGGCTCTAAAACCTGGAATACTCAATATGAGATTCTCGGAGATGATTTAGTGATATTTGATCGTGCTATTGCAGATCAGTATCTCTTAATCATGGCAGATCTGGGATGTGAAATCAATCTAAGTAAATCGATTGTTTCTCATAACCGGCCTGTCTTCGAGTTCGCCAAACGAACATGTTGGGGCGTGCATATAGTATCAGGTATATCGATAGCGCAGGTTCGTGCTGGATGGAGAGTGGCAGGACGAGTTGCTAATGCTTTAAGCTTTAGTAATTCTGGCCTGATAACTTCTTCTTCTCTGCTCGCAATCACACTATCTCGTTATGCTTTCTCTAATGGAATAGCTAGTTCTCATCTTGTCCGAATGAACAAGAGAGGGACAAAACTGTTCGCGTTAGGAATACTGTCACTGTTAGGAACACTCTACCAAAAAGGTATATGTTCGCTAAAAGTGCTGATGACAGCTCTAGTCAATCCGAATTATTCGGATGCTGACTATAGCGGGCAGGCTGTTGGCCTTCCGCTAAGGGCTTCATTAGATGCAGCATTCAGCATGTTAAAAGATGCTACTACTGGTCCAGGGATTACCTTTAGTAAACAAGAAGTAAGAGATGAGATATATGATGAATATAAATCAGAACTTGCAACAATCATGTTGCA